AGGACTATCAATCTGTTATCTTATGTATAGATAACCACCTGCCCAATCTGCTCTTGATAGACAATTATCAAATGAATTATCATCTAATAAGTTATATCTAACTATCTTTGCTGGTGATTTCCATGATGCAGGTTTGTAAACATCTCCTGAGTTTCTATCAACGAAGGCATGAACTCCTCCGCTAAATTCTTCTCCAAGAGCGTTGTAATCTACCTGATTAATTTTCCAATATTTGCGTCCTAATTCCATTTTGAATGTTACTTTTTTAAGGAAATCAGGATACTTTGATTGATAGTTTTCTTCTAATCTTTTACATAATGCTATTATTCTTTTCTCTACAATCTGTGATGGAGATAAAGAAGAATCTGGCATTACTTCAATAGTAGAAACTGTTTGCAATTTACCCTCCTGAGTATAAAGAATAGGTGAGAGAAAACAATTGTAAAAAGGAACAATTGTTTTCCCATGAATCTAATATAACCCATTTTGAGGGGAATGGGGGAAATAGTGGACACTTTATCGAGTGGCACATGAAATTGCTGGTTCTCCCTTATGAAAGATAGTATCAATTACTGCTGTAACTTTCTTTGCAGTAGTGATACCTACCTTATCATAAACTGGCACACAAATTAAACCAAATACCTTGTTTTTATCACCCTTTCTTATTACTCTACCAATGGTTTGAGATATATCAATATAGTTCATATTACGAAGGAATAATGCACTTTCAAGACCTGAAACATTAATACCTTCTGATAATATACTATGATGAATTACAACAAACTTAGTATCATTTTTACCCCACTTATTCAGTGTCTTAAAGAATGTTTCTCTATGTACTTTCTGACCATTAATAACAGCACCTGTTTTGGCAGTTATGTACATATAGTTATAACCTTTTCCATATAATTCTGTTACTAACTTACTCTGTGAAATAATGTTAGTAATCTGAGATGTTTTACGAGCACAAACTAATAGTTTGTTAACACAATGTTTGTCTAGATGTGATAATATTATATCAGCATCTTCCTCATAAAAATGTCTATCAGGCCTGTCTTTATCTCTCTTATCTAATTGTGTGACCTGTAATTTGGGTGGTAAAATGTAACCTTTCTCCACTAATTCAGGTGCTGGTACTTGACAAATAACCTCACCAAATATGTTGGTATTGTTCATACCTAACTTGTGCTTATTTGTGGTATGTTTTGGTGTAGCAGTGAAGAAATATGCTCTTGGAGAATATACACCAAAGAACACAACTCCAGCACTAAATGATTTTCCACATGCGTTATGTGCTTCATCAAAATATATCGTATCAACATCAATCTCTGACTGCATAACTCTAATAAGAGAATGATATGTCGTGAAGATTAACTTATTAAACCTGTAATTTTCATCACACCAGTTACCTATCTTAACCGAATTTGTGGTAGTATCATATGAATTATAACCTGAATGTACATGCAATACTTTATATTGAAGCATAGAATGTACGTTCATAGTTGATACAAAATCAGCACATAATTGCTGTGCTAATAGTATGCGAGGAGCAACAATTACAATGGTTTTTCTATCACATTGCTTGTTAACTAAATCCCAATTGCAACTATTAAACTGTGATTCTGCATCCTTAATCATACATAAGGTCTTACCACCACCAGTAGGAACAATAATTTGTCCCTTACTTTGGCGTTTCATAGTGTTAACAATACGTGCCTGGTGTGGACGTAATTGAATCATTTAAAATGGAAATTTGTTAACTAAATGTATATTACATGAAAAAAGCACCCCGTGGGGTGCTTGTGTGACACTTATTTAATTGTCCCTGCATACTTTAGAAGTTCTTTGGTTCCTGCCTCTAGTAGTAGAAGTGGAAGTAGAAAGAGGGCAAATCCATCTCTAGGATAGTCGTTGAGGAGTGATTTAATAACACTTTTTGACTCAACTTTTGCCTTCTCAGGAACATTTAATGTCAGTGTTTCTGCTTTTGGTGTCTCAGTCATCGCAACTTTGAGTGATTTAGTTTTATTTACTCTTTTAGTTGCTGGTGACTTAGTAGCAGTGGTTGAAGTCTTGCGGGTTCTGCGCTTGCGTGGTGTTGCTGGTGCAGATGCTGACTTAACTGGCATAAAATAGTTTTGGTTGACTACTCCTCTATTATAAGGGAAATAATCCGTATATTAACGGGCCTGTAACAAAACTTATCTAAAAAGGACACTTATTAAACTGTCACGTTGATGATCCATCTGATGTTGTTGTTGGCATTTCATAAAATCTTACGTTCCTATTTGTTTCTTTATTATAGAACTTAAGTATCTTAATTAATCCTGGTTGTTCCTTACTTTTCCATGATTCTTCATACTTTTCGCTAGGATGATGTATAACAACTACCATATTATATTTCTTCTGTAATTGTTCAAAATGCCTGAATATTTCAGCAAGTACTTTATCAGACATGCCGGAAGATGCGGAAAAAGATATAGTATTATCGTTCCTAAAATCATCTACTTGTGCATCTAAACTAGACTTAAATGGGTGCGCTTTGTAATTACACCATACTAAATTTGAACTCCTTAATTTATCCTTACTGACTTTCTTTTTAGCAGCATTTATAAACTTATCTCTTTCACTCTTGTTATAATTTAATGCTGCTAATTGTAATTCATTTGTTTTAGATTCTATAGGTATATTATGATCATAATAATTATCAATTAGTCCCTTAATAATATCCTCATCAGAGTTAGTTACTCTTCTCTTTTTAGTCTTAGAGTTTAATAATCTTGCAATGAATTGTTTATCAAGTTGTGAGAAATTATACTCCTCTTTCCATACATTTTCTGGTACTCTTGCAACCGGAACAGTATTACCATGTTTGGAATCTTTAACCCCAAAAACTGTATGATTTCCGTTAATTCTCTGATCTGATGTTCTATCAGTACCCTTATTTACATTTTCCCATACTAAAATAGGGTCACACAGTTTTGTACTACCTAACGCTGCATCTACTTCCTGTTTTATATACTTTTGTTGTGCATCATCATCTTTAGTTCTTGTCTGATACCTATCCATATCTGCATGAAGATTAACATCTTCATCAGGAACATTGTAGGCCCCTTCTTTATACTTAGCAACGAAATTCATACAGTCGTTAACATTAACCTCTGGAAATGCAGGACTTCCATTAGATTTATTGTAATACATTTCGTTGTTCACAGCATCAACAGATGATAAAATTGCGTGTTCAGAGTTTTTCATTTGATCATAATCTCCATAATCTAGTATAGTATAATCTAACCTACTTTCACAGTTAGATGTTACATTATGAAACTTTTTACATGTGGAAGAGTGCCAATAACCGTCTAATATTGTACCCTTATGTATACCAACGTATTTCTTGTTATTTTCTAAATTAGTATACTGATATAAAAATGCAGTATATACTTTACCTTCGATAATATCGAAGTTGAAACTAACAATTTGTTCAGGCAAATTCACGCTAGATTGTATAAATTACCAAGTGATACAAATATTATACCCCAAATTAGTAATTTTGTCAATATTAATGTCATCTTCCCATAGGAACTACGCCCATTAAATATTCTATTCCTGAGTTATTTGTACAATAATCAACAAAAGAAGGATGCTCCTTCAACTCAGGAACATCCTCCTTAGAATGTTGTATTGCTTCAAATGAATCTCTTGCGTATTCGCAAATCTCGTGATGCTTTTGATTAGCATCGTGGTATCCGACTGTGTAGTGAGTCAGGGGCATGATCGTTCAATCCCATACTGCATTTATTTATTTTTATTATATCACTGAATAGGTATTTTTTACAGTATTATGTTGGTTTAAAAACGTGAAGGGATGTGGTTATTATCATATGTAATAATAATACGTTTACATGTTTTACCATGTGCATCAATAATTGTTTGATAGAGATACTCACCACCTAACCGTTCAGTAGACTTCTTTATATCATCAAGGATTCTTTCTTCATTCATATTCAACAGGGCAAGAGGATTTAAGAAATTCATAATTTAACAAGTGTGAATGGGGTATAATATCAAAAATCAACAGGTCAACGAAAAATCAACAGGTCAATAGCTAGTGAAGTTACACTAGGTATGATATCAAAAATCAACAGGGCAACGAAAAATCAACAGGTCAAAGACTTTTAAGATATTCTTGGGTGAGTTTCTTTTCTTGAGTAAAGGCCTCAATTTCCCAGGGTAGATCATCATAAGGAATGTCATCCTTTATCTCTCTACCTTCCCACTTAGAATAATCTTTCCAAGCAAATCTCTGTTGATGTTTGTTCCTTAGTCTTTGTTCA